CTGTTCGCGGAGGAAGGCTTCGCGCCCATCTACCCGTGCCCCGGGCTGCGCCTCTACACGGCGGCTGGCTGCGTCGGCGGCATGACCGGTGCCGCGTCGATCAACTGCACCGACGAGCCCGAGCCCGCGTAACACCCTCCCGACCGGCGCCCGCCGCTCCGTCCATAGCGGCGGGCGCCTTCCCCCGAGAGGAGTGGACGCATGGCAACGATCATCCCCAACAATCAGCTCATCGCCACCCCGCCGGTCGGGTTGCTGCGCTACGGCATCTTCACCGCCGCCGCGGCCATCCTGCCGATGGAAACCCACGTCATCGCGTCCGGTCTCAGCTTCATCACGGACCACTGCGGTGGCGCCGAGACGTACGACCAGACGTGCGCCGAGTCTCCCGTCAAGCCCTTCACCGAAGGGTCCGACCTGATGGAGGCAGACCCGTTCTGGGTCATCGCCCGCAAGCGCTGCGGAGCGGTCGGGCGCACCGGTGAGGAGATGCTGGCCGCTGTCCGTCAGCAGCTGACCACCGCTGAGCAGACCGTGGTGGAGTCCGTGGTGTGGGACGGGGGCGGCCTGACGACCGTCACGCCCACCCTGACAGCCTCAGGAGCGACGATCGTCGCCCCCTCGGCCCCGGGTGCCGGAGCTGCCGTCGCAGCCCTGGAGGAGGCGTTCTACAACGTCTACGGCTACATGGGCACCATCCATGTGGACACCTCGGCATACGCCGCTGCCGCCTACTCGAACCTGGTCGTCAACGGCCCGGTCCTCAAGACCCCGATCGGGTCCACCTGGTCGTTCGGCCCCGGCTACGGGGTCACCGGTCCGGACGACGTCGCACCCGAAGCCGGGTTCGTGTGGGCGTTCATGACGGGCAAGACCACCATCTGGCGCACGGAGATCCTTCCGCAGCCGGACCCGCGGCAGACGCTCGACCGGTCCCTGAACCAGTGGGACGTACTGGCCGAGCGCGTCTACGCGGCCACCTGGGACTGCCCGGACATCTTCGCTGTCCAGATCCCCGTCGCCGCTCCGGCTGTGACCACCGCCCCGGCGGTGCCCGCATGATCGGCGACGACTGGGTCACCGTGATCCCGCCCAGGGGCCAGGTGAAGGAGATCGCGCGGGCGCTGCTCGACGCGGCCACCGACCCGGGCCACGTTCTCACCGCACGGGGGGGCGCCGAGTTCCTGGTGGCCCCCTACGTCGCGGACGCGCTCAACGCCCCGAAGCGGCCCCGTAAGCCGCGCGTACCCAAGGAAGGTGCCTGATGCCCACTCAGTGCGGCTCGATGTCCCGTGGGCGCATGATGCGCCTCACTCGTCTGGACGACTGCGGTACGCCCGTCGAGGGCCCCGCGTCCACGCTGGTCACCAAGGGATTCGTCCAGGTGGTCACCACCCCGGAGTACCAGGACCAGGAGGACATCACGCAGACAGACGCCAACGGCGACACCTGCGTCGATGACCAGTCGGACCCGGCACTGCGGTGGCTCGGCCTCCAGATCGACTTCTGCAACATCGACCCGGACGCGATCAACATCATCACGGGTGCGCCCCTGGTGGTCGACGACGCGGCCCCGACCCCGAACGCTGTCGGATTCCGCTGGGACGCCGCAGTCCTCGGCACCGCCAACTTCGCTCTGGAGATCTGGTCCGGCATCGCCGGTCAGGCCTGCGGAGCGTCCGGCTTCGAGACGTACGGTTACTGGCTGTACCCGTACGTGGTGCAGGCGCAGATCGGTGAGTACACCGTGGCCAACGCTGCGCTCACCCTCTCCCTGACCGCCCGCACGAGCCCCGGTTCCGGCTGGGGCGTCGGCCCGTACGACGTCGTCCGCGACGTCCTCACCCCGTTCGCCCCGGCCCCGCTGGTCACGCCGATCACGGCGACCGATCACGGCCACTTCCAGTTCACCGACGCCCCGCTGCCCACCCCCGGTTGCGGTGCCGTCGTCTTGCCGGCTCCGTAGCTCTACTCTGGGAGAGTGCCCGTCCCCCAATCCATGGCGGGCGGGCACTCGTCACGGGGAGTGATCATGCAGCCGAGCTGTGTATGGATGACGCGCGAACAGTGGTGCGAGCTCGACGGGGTCGATCCGGACTTCTTCGATGCCGCGGCCACCCGCGCAGGGAGCACGTACATCCGCATCTGTGCGGATGGGACCATGTGGCTGAACGCCAGCTTCACCGAGGCTGTCAGGGACGCGTAACGGAGGGCGGCCGGTATGAGCACACCCGTACCAGGGTCGGTGTGTGCATGGGAGTTGAACCTCTCATGCTGCACCGGATGGGACGACTACAGCCCGGAGGTGCAGGAGACTGCCGCCGCATGGGCGACGGAGATCCTGGACGCCCTTACCGGCCGCCGGTTCGCCAGCTGCCCCGTCAAGCTCCGCCCCTGCGGCAGGCGCTGCGGCTGGTTCGGCGGGTACCTCACCTACCCCGTGGGCGCACCGTCCATGAACGGGGCGGGCAACCCGTGGATGATCCCGTACATCGGGGCCGGCGGCCTCTGGCGGAACTGCACCTGCGCGGGCGCCTGCAAGTGCAGGGCCACGTGCGAGGCGGAGCTCCCCTGGCCGGTCGCCGTGATCGATGAGGTGATGGTCGACGGCCTGGTCATCGATCCGTCCGCGTACCGCCTCGACAACGGCAACATCCTGGTGCGCACCGACGGGGAGTGCTGGCCGGAGTGCCAGAATCTCGACCTGGCCGACACCGAGGATGACACCTGGTCGGTCACCGCCCGCCCCGGGGAGCCGCTCCCGGCGTCCGGTGCCATTGCCGCGGCCAAGCTGGCGTGCGAGTTCGCGAAGGCATGCAGCGGCGGTGAGGGATGCGCCCTGCCGGAGCAGCTGGTGTCCCTCTCCCGCAACGGGGTGGAGGTCCAGGTGGCTGACCCTCAGCTGCTGCTGGACGCCGGTCTCACGGGCATACAGGAGGTCGACCTGTTCATCCGGGCGTACAACCCCTCCCGGCTGCGCTCCCGCCCCCGCGTCTTCTCCCCCGACGTCCGTGATCCCCGTCAGGTGACGCTGTGACGCGCCCGGTGGAGTTCGCCCAGGTGCTCCTTCAGTGCCTCGGTGAGCAGATCGAGGCGGGCCCGTACCCGATCCCGCCGGAGAAGGTGTGCCTGCGGTTCGGTGACCGGGTCAACCCGACGCTGGGCACAGGTGAGGATGAGTGCTGCACGGGCCTCGCGTGGGTGCGCGTGAGCGCTGTGGACTCCCTGGCCGACCCCGACGCGGTGGAGCGCGGGGAGTGCGTGGACACCCGGCGCCGGATCACCCTGGAGATGGGCACCTCCCGCTGCATCCCGTTCGGCAACCTGGCCGCGGGCCCGTCATGCGCGGCGTGGACGGAGGCCGCACTCAAGATGGACGCGGACCACGCGGCCATGGAGGCGGCCATCTGCTGCGCCACTGAGGCGTTCGACGGGCTCGCCTACGCCCCGCGCACCCTGCCGGGCCAGTACATCCCCTCGGGACCTGACGGGAACTGCATCGCGGGAACACTCTCCGTGACCATCGACTACGACTGTGGGTGCACCAATGCCGCGTAAGACCAAGATGACCAAGGATTCCATGGCCACGGTCACCGTGATGATCTCATTCAACGGCATGCACCGGGGCGACGTCGTCGTCACGGAGTACGACGTCAAGGTGCAGGGGTGGGAGCGTATCGGGCTGGTCCGATCGGAGGTGCACGATGGCGAGAGTACGGCTGGACCGGGCAGCGCTGGCGCGAGTGATTCAGGACGCGTCCCGCCGGGAACTGGGGGAAGCCTCCCGGCAGGCGGTGAACCGAGCGAAGGTACTGGCCCCGGTGGACACGGGGCGTCTGAGAGCGTCGATCCGAGTTGAAGCCCGGCGCACCCTCACGCTGCGCTCCCGCTACACCATCGGCTCGGACGTCTACTACGCGCCGTTCGTCAACGACGGCACCCGCCCGCACATCATCCGGCCCCGCCGGCCGGGCGGCACGCTGCGGTTCACGGTCGGCGGCCGCGTCGTCTACGCGAAGGTGGTCCACCACCCCGGCACCCGCGCGAGGCCCTTCCTGGACCGGGCGCTGCGCGAGGTCGCGGCCGCTCGGGGCTATACGTTCCGCATAACCCGCTGACGGATACCCTGGACCCATGGACACAGAGAAGACTTTCAAGACCCGGTTCAACGGGCGGATGATCGAGTGCAAGGCGCTCACGTCCGGACAGATCACCGTCGTCGAGATGCTCAGCGACATCCACGACGTGGACAAGGACGTCGACCCCGAGGGGTTCGAGGCGATGCAGGAGCGCGCCCGTACCGGGCTCGGCCGCCTCTTCCGCGTGGTGGAGTCGCGCGTGGGCAAGGCCGAGTGGGCGCTGATCGACGAAGGCATGGTCACCGGGACGGTCAACAACCCCGACATCATGGCGCTGATCACCAAGATGATCGAGGGGACGGCCAAGCTGGCCGCCGCCGATCAGGACAAGCCTGTAATGATGTCGGGGCCGACCGAGTGACCCGCTCCCCGTACGCGCGCGGACCGGTCACGGTGGAGCTCAACGGCGTCCGGATCCCGGTGCCCCACCACTGCGCCGCCGACTGGATCCAGGCTGTCTCGGCGTCGTCCGGCCCCTCAGCCGTCCTGGTCCAGCTCGTACGGGCGAACACGCACGAGTTCATCATGGACGACATGGCCATCGGCGGGACCACGGGTGAGGAGCTG